CAGCGGCGTTTTGGTATCATTCCTGGTGTCACAGACAAGAACTATATCACCAATAGCTATCATGTCCATGTGACTGAGGAAATCAATGCCTTTGACAAGCTGCAATTCGAGTCCGAGTTTCAGGCCCTTTCGCCTGGTGGCGCTATCAGTTATGTCGAAGTCCCCAATATGCAGAATAACCTTACTGCGGTTCTTCGCGTGATCCAGTTCATCTATGAAAACATCATCTACGCCGAACTGAACACCAAGAGCGATTACTGTCAGGTCTGCGGCTGGGATGGCGAAATCGAAATTGTGGAGGAGGGCGACAAACTGATGTGGCGTTGCCCGCAGTGTGGCAATATGGATCAGAACAAGATGAATGTCGCTCGGCGAACCTGTGGGTATATCGGAAGCCAGTTCTGGAACCAGGGGCGCACACAAGAGATCCGTGAGCGAGTCATGCATCTGTGAGGTGAGAGATTATGAATTATTCTCTTATCCGAAACTGTGACATTGCCAACGGTCCCGGAGCCCGCGTTTCGTTATTCGTATCCGGCTGCACTCACCATTGCCCGGGGTGTTTTCAACCCGAGACTTGGGACTTTGCTCATGGAACGCCCTGTACAAAGCAGTCTGCTGAATTGATATTTTCCATGCTCGAACCCTGGTACATCGAAGGATTGACTCTTCTGGGTGGTGAGCCATTTGAGCCGGAGAACCAACGGGTGCTTCTTCCATTCGTACAAGAGATTCGGAAACGCTTCCCGAACAAAACCATTTGGGCATACAGCGGCTTCACTTTAGAAGAACTTCAGAATCGAACTGAAAGCGTTGGTGAGGTCTCAAAAGCACTTCTCAATCAGATTGATATTTTGGTTGATGGTCGTTTCGTGGAAGCGAAAAAAAATCTGCGCTTAAAATTCTGCGGATCATCCAATCAAAGATTGATCGATCTGAAAAAAACGGAAGCTGCTGGCGAGATTGTTCTATGGGAGGACCCGAATGGGGATTGATATTTTGTAAAAGAACGAGGTGAATAACAGTTGTCCAGCATTGACAAGAAGAATTCGGAGGGCTATTCCGATCCGACTGCCTATAAAGCTTTGAAGCACATCGAGGATGAAGACGCTCGCTTTCATAAGCTGCTCTATATGCTCTTTGATATTTGTGAGTTGTCCGGGTTTGAGATCGAGGGGCGTGTTGTTCTGGTGGACAAGCGAACCGGAAGAGTCTGGAGGTAAAAATGGGGCTATCACAACTTGCGCCAAGATGCAGAGTGTGTCCGTATGTGGAAAGTTGCGACCATAAGCAAATGGTGGCTCTTGGATATTTGCCATTACCCGAGTCAACGGTTGAAATTCAAGTAGATCAAGCAGTCGAAATTGACATTGCGATTGATCAAATAAGCAGGCTTTTCCAAATTCCAAAGCGTTATTTAAGAGGTGATGAGATATGACGATGGAAGAGGTTCTGGCAGTTGTCCAGAAGATCACAGATGCTTGGGCGGCATTTGGTCAGTCGATGGCGGAGGTTGCGCAGGCGCTTGAGGACATGTTTCTCGATCTGGGTAAGAGCGACGAACTCTGGCCTAAACGCAATGGGATACCTCCTAAAAAGTATGGCATAGCATTGCAAAAACGGCGCCAAAAGAGTGTTTACTGCTACCATTACACCCCTCCTATCCCTCGAAATCGTCCGTACCAGAGGCGGATATTTCAATAAAAAGGCACGAAAAAAGAGGCTGGTCAGCATGGTTCGGGCGGTTGTCAGGCTATCTTAGGATAGAATTTCAGCCGCTTGAGCCATCTACCTGCTACTAACAGTAATAGTAGCAGGTCTGAAAATTGATATTTTGCTGGCCACTTTTGGTCGGAAAACTGGCCATCTGCCCACTTTTGTAGAGGATTTTGTAGGTGGGTTAGCCTTGTACGGACGGAAAAACGGTGAAAAACTGGCCACTTGCCCACTTTTTGCCCACTTTTATTTCAAAACTGGCCAGGCTGAAAGCCTTGTGCCGCAAGGGTTTGCGGGTTTTCTGGCCACTTGCCCACTTTTTCTTTTCACTATTATGAGAAAAAATAGTTAATTTTATATATAAGTGGACGAAAAAAGTGGCCAACTGGCCAGCAAGGTTATTTTTCGGCATTTTTGCGAGAATTTACTCTCAAAGTAAGCAAATGAAGTTTTCCACTTCCTTTTCGTTTACTTGTATGCTATACTGAAAGTGCCACACAATTTGATTACCCATCTTACCACACTAAGGGGAAGATGCTTGGCAACAAGTGTTTTCTCTCTTACTCGTTATACCCTTAGTGGGTGGATGGGATTGTGTGGCAACAATGGGAGATGCACTTTTGCAAGGGTGTGTCTCTTTATTGAGGACGCACCCTTTTTATTTTTATGCAGAGGAGGGATAGTTGATGGCCAAAGAGAATGCCTTGACAGAAATTGGTGGGTTTGATATTGCGAGTTGCGAAACTGCGGTAGATTTGACCAATCAAAAACGGTTTAATAAATTGAAATTAACAAGTGGCCAAAAGATGCACATGAGTGCTTTGATGAGTGCAATGCCATCTTTGATTGCAACAAATACTCTATCACAAACTTATGTTCTAACATTTCCAGAAGGGATTCAAGGTACATTGATGCATCTTAAGAGTGGGGGTTATAGCACTGCTATACAAAATCCGGAAACTGGCCGTATTGTTGGAACAGCCGCATTGGAATCCACCTCCGCTGCCCAAGTAGCATGTCTTGGCGCTTTTACGGCCATGTCCATTGCTTCTGGTCAATACTTCTTATCGGAAATCAATAGTAAGATGAACATGATGAAGTTGAGTCTGGATAAAATTCTGGAATTTTTGTATGGCGATAAACGGGCTGAATTGATGGCAGAGATCAGTTTTATTCGCTTTGCTTATGAAAACTATGGTTCGATCATGGAACATAATGATCAACGGCTTTCAACGATTATAAGCCTGCAAAATGCTCGTAAGGTTGCCATGAAGGATATCGAATTTTATTTGTCAGATCTGTCCTCTACGGTCGGTGCAAAAGACCAAAATGATATTCTCGCAACCGTTGAAAAATCTTCTCAAATAAAGGATTGCTTGGAATTATCAACTCAACTTTATATCATGAGCAATTTATTAGAGGTTTTCTTTTCCCAAAATTACGATGAAAGTTTTCTCCGATATATTGAAGATGAGGCAACTTCTTATATCAACAAATGCGATAAACGAATGCTTACAAGTTTTAGTATGTTGCAACAGGCTCTCGTTAGCCATAAGGACGGGCTCTTTAAGAGAATCGATAAAGATATTTTAGAGCAGCAAACCCGTTTGGTTGAAGAGGTTGTAGCGCAACTCAATACTGTGGAAAAATCTCCCTTATGTGGATTTCTCCATGATGCACTAATTTTATCGAGAGAAAAAACGAGATATTATCTTAACCATGCTGGAGATGTGTTTGTAGAAGCTTCATAAAGGCTGGTTTAATTGCTGTTTCTATTGAGGAGGTGCTTTATAGCATCTCCTTTTTCATCGCGAAAAAAACAGACTCTTTTATGAAGGGAAAATACTTTTCTCTTTTTTATTTATTGTGAATGGATGTGATTATTTATGGATTGTTTGATTCATCATGGTGTAAAAGGCCAGAAGTGGGGTGTTCGTCGTTATCAGAATAAAGATGGAAGTCTAACACCTGCTGGAAAGAAACGATACTCCCCCCCCGCATGCTGGACGATCTGAACAAATAAAAAATGTGATAAGAGAATTTGGAAAAGCGTCACTGAAGTCTCAATATAATCAAATGTTAAGTAGACGCTTGGGTGATGACACTGTGAATGCTTTTGCAAGTAAAGGGAAAGTGCGTTTGCTCGCACTCCCTCTCCAAGCATATTCGTATACACAACTATCCAAAAATTATTCGTCATTCATTGATGAACTTTTCGATAATTGATATTTTCGGTTTTGCCGGGACGCTTATGGTGTCTCGGCTCTTTTTGTCTTCGCTAATTTTACAACTCCCTTTATGGGAGGCGATAGCGTGAAAGTGAATGTAAAACACTCGACACAATTATTGATGACTTTTACCACATCGATGGTGGCGGCGATTGGAACAGCTGCCGGCGCTACGATATGGCAATCGTTTGGAAAACCGAAAGTCGAGGAAATTGCAAGAGAGAACGAAAAGCCGAAACGAAAAATTGGATTTATAGTAGATTGAGGGATGCGTGTTGCATCCCTCTTTCTTTTTGTTCGCATTGATATTTAGGACTGTTTTTGTTTCCGCGAAAAAAACAGACTCTTTTATGGAGAGGAGAGAGATATGTCACGCATATTCCATTCTTTCTATCATTTTTATCGGAAAGGAGGCCGTTTCATGGCCAGAAGCGCAAGACTGGAAAGCGGTTTTCAGGACCGGTTGATTTCCACTCTGAAAGAGCTTTTCCCGGGCTGCATGATATTTAAGATGGATCAGCGCCAGGGCATCCCAGACCTACTCATTCTTTACGGAAAGAGATGGGCCTCCCTTGAGTGTAAGAGATCCGCAAAGGCCAAACGGCAGCCGAACCAAGAATATTATGTTGAGAAGATGAATGAGATGTCATTCTCAAGTTTCATCTCTCCGGAAAGCAAGGAGGAAGTGTTGAATGAACTTCGCAAGACATTCCAATCTTGAGGGGCAACACGCCTTCCTCAGCGCCAGCGGCTATCATTGGATCAACTATACGGAGGACAAACTTGTTGATGCCTATACGAAGTATCAGGCGGCGCAGCGAGGGACGATCCTTCATTCTTTTGCAGCCCAGTGTATCAAATTGGGCCAGAGACTTCCAAAATCTCAGAAAACGCTGAACATGTATGTCAACGATGCTATCGGCTACAAGATGACGCCAGAGCAAGTCCTTTATTATTCTCCGAATTGTTTCGGAACAGCCGATGCAATTTCATTTCGTGGTGATATGCTCCGCATTCACGATTTGAAAACTGGAGAGTCTCCGACTCACATGGAGCAGCTTATGGTTTATGCAGCACTCTTTTGCTTGGAATACGATTATAGCCCAAATGATATTCAGATGGAGCTTCGTATTTACCAGAGCGACGGAGTGTTTTGCCATAAACCAACTATCGAAGATATTTTACCAATTATGGACCGGATCGTAACCTTCGACCGGATCATCAACAGTATCAAAGAGGAGGAGTAAGCCATGAACCCTATTGCGGATGATATTTTGATGCATTATGGCGTCAAGCGGCGCTCTGGGCGCTATCCCTGGGGTTCCGGCGATAACCCCTATCAGCATGGCGGTGATTTCCTCGCTCGCGTTGAAGAACTCGAAGCGATGGGGAAAAGCCAGAAAGAAATTGCTGATGAACTGAAGATGTCCACTACTGATCTCCGTATGCAGGTTAGAGTGGCAAAGCATGAACGGCGTGCATTGATGGCCGAGCGTGCGAAATCCCTTCGTGAAGAAGGAAAAACATTGGATGAGATTGCGGGCATTATGGGGTTCAACAATGACTCCTCTGTTCGAGCCTTACTCAATGAGAACACCGCGACCAATAAAAACAAAGCACTGGCAACTGCTGAGGCTCTGAAACAGGAGCTTGCCGTTAAGGGCGCTCTTGATGTTGGTGAGGGTGTTGAACAGCAGCTTGGTGTTTCCAAGGGTGTTCTTCAGGAAGCATTATTCATTCTGGAGACCGAGGGGTATAACCGCTATGGCGTTGGTGTTCCTCAGGTAAACGACCCAAAGAAACGAACCATCACACCTGTTGTTTCTGTCCCCGACATTGACCAGCGTGACGCTTATCAGAACCTTGATATTATCAAGTCTGTTGGCGACTATCATTCCAGCGATGGCGGCGCCTCTTGGGATAAGCGAGAATACCCAACCAGCATCGACTCAAGTCGTGTTAAGATCCGGTATGGAGATGAAGGTGGCATCAACAAAGATGGCGTGATTGAATTGCGCCGTGGTGTTGCCGATCTGGATTTGGGAGACTCTCATTATGCTCAGGTTCGCATTTTGGTCGACGGGACCCATTATCTTAAGGGGATGGCTATGTACTCGGATGATATGCCGGATGGCTGTGATATTGTGTTCAACACAAATAAGCATTCTGGTACGCCGAAGATGGACGTCTTGAAGAAGATCCAGGCGGACCCGGATAATCCATTTGGTGCATTTATCAAAGCCAACGGTCAGAGTTACTATCCCGATCCGGATGGCAAATACACGGACCCTATCACTGGGGAGAAGAAATCGCTCTCGGCAATCAATAAGCTGAAAGAAGAAGGCGACTGGGACAAGATGAGCAAAAACCTCTCTTCTCAGTTTCTTTCCAAACAGCCAATTAAGTTGATCCAGAAACAGTTGGATCTTACTTATGCCGATGCCGCTGATGAATTCAGTGAGATTTGTTCATTGAACAATCCCACTATCAAGAGAAAACTCCTGATGGACTTTGCCGATGAGTGCGACTCCGCAGTAGTTCATTTGAAAGCGGCAGCACTGCCTCGACAGAGCACGCAGGTCATCCTCCCCATCACGGCGATGAAAGAGACCGAGATCTACGCTCCTAACTATCGTGATGGCGAGAAAGTGGTTCTGATTCGATACCCTCACGGGGGTACCTTTGAGATTCCAGAATTGACGGTCAACAATCGAAACAGGTCTGCGGTCTCCATTCTCGGGAAGAATATTCGAGACGCTGTTGGTATCAACCCTAAAGTAGCGGAGCGATTATCTGGAGCTGACTTTGACGGCGATCAGGTTGTTGTCATCCCCGTGGGGGGTAAAGTATCGGTTAAATCTACGCCTGCATTGGCGGGGCTGAAAGACTTTGACCCCAAAACAGAATACTCTACCGAAGGGAAGACTGGGGTGCGGCTCCTGTCCAAAGATGCTACCCAGATTGAAATGGGAAAAATCTCAAACCTCATCACGGATATGACTCTGAAAGGAGCCCCCGTAGAGGAGATTACCCGGGCGGTCAAGCATAGCATGGTTGTTATCGACGCGGCCAAGCACAAGCTGGATTATAAGCGATCCGAAATCGAGAACGACATCCCTACCCTACGGAAACGGTGGCAGGGTTATGTAGACCCTGAAACTGGTAAGGAACGAGGCGGTGCCTCCACACTTCTTTCTCGGCGTAAACAAAATGTCGAGGTCCCCGAGCGTCAAGGTAGCGGTCGTATCGACAAGGAAACTGGTAAGATCATCTATAAAGAGTCTGGTCGAACCTACATCGATCCGAAGACTGGAAAAGTTGTTCCAGCTACAACCAAGATTAAACTTCTGGAGAAAGTCGACGATGTTCGTACTCTGTCTTCCGGTACAGTGCAAGAGGATGCCTATGCGGCTTATGCTAACAGGATGAAGGCCTTGGCCAATCAGGCTCGCCTTGAGTATGTTTCCACACCAACACTTATGAGGAACGCAAGTGCAGCAAAGGCATATGCTCCTGAAGTTGAACGGTTGACCAGTGCTTTGAAGATGGCACGGCTCAATGCGCCTCGTGAACGAGAAGCTCAGCGTCTTGCCAATGCTCAGGTAAAAGCAAAAGTTGAAGCGAATGACATCAAGGACAAAGATGAAATCTCAAAAATCCGTCGCTCTGCAATTAGTGACGCTCGTGTTACTACTGGCGCAGATGGAAAAGGAACTCGTATTACGATTTCTGATGGAGAATGGGAAGCAATCCAAGCTGGAGCGATTTCTGATACAACCTTGAAAGAAATCTTGCGTTACGCAGATCCTGATGTTGTCCGAGCCAGAGCAACGCCTCGAACTACAACTCAGTTGTCTGACGCTCGTGTCAACCGTATCAAAGCAATGGCCAATTCTGGAAGCACAAACCGCGAGATTGCTGATGCTTTGGGAATTTCGCCTTCTGCTGTTTCTAAGTATCTCAATGAGTAAGAAAGGAAGTGAGAGCAGATGGAAAAGTGTATGCTTACTACTACCGATAATCCCTATGACCCTTTTACTGAGTATGAGGCATGGTATCGGTATGACGAAGCCAAAGGCTATCATTCCTGCGCTTTCTTAGCGCGTATTGCTCGTACTTCCGATCAACTCTCTGAGCAGGAGAATGCTACGGAAGTAGAACGAGCTATCAACGATATTATCAAGTATGATCCCTTGGGTATCTATAAAAAGGTGAAACGAAATGTAGAACCTGAACCCATAGCGACCGCGTAACATATAGCATAACTGAGAGTTTGAGCAAAGAAACGCATTGTCTTATGATGGTGCGTTTCTTTTTGTTGTTTCTGAAGTGAACTATAGTTTCGGATACTCCCCGTTATGTCCGTACATCAAAGGTATAGGGGGGGCTGCTGAAAAGGCACCCCCTCTGCATCGCGGTGGTCTCTAAAAATTCTCCGGGGGATATTTTTGAAAAATGGTTTCGGTTTCATGCGATATTTGAACAAGCCCACAGGGTTGCGTCAGGCGGCGAGAACTCTTTTTCGTCCATAAGAGGCCTCCTTTCCTCCTTGGTACGCGGTGCATTACCTCCACTGCTACGATATTTTCTCCACTTGCAGCCGGCCTGCTCATGCGGGCTTCTTCAAATGTCGCATGAAACCATTCCATAAGCCTGTGTAAACATTACAAAACTAAGCGAGAGGAGGTGTCAAGCGTGGTAAAAGCATCTAAGACTTCGGGTCAGACCAAAGGGCGCCGCGCCGCCTTGACACCGGAGGCAAGAGAGAACCAGCTGATCAATCTTGCAGTTGATCTGATTGAACGACGACTTCTGGAGGGGACAGCATCCTCTCAAGAGGTCACGACAATTCTAAAACTCGGCACGACCAAAGCCCGCCTTGAGAATGAGAGGCTGGCAAAGGAAGTGGAACTTGTCCAGGCCAAGACCGAGGCCTATAAATCCGGTGTGAGAATGGATGAACTCTATGAGAAGGCTATGGCCGCCTTCAAACGGTATAGCGGTCAGGGCGAGGAGGATGATGAGGATGAGTATTAAGTGTTATTCCGAACTGATTCTCTTGCCCACTTTTGAAGAGCGCTATCGCTATCTCAAACTGGATGGTATTGTCGGGAAAGAAACTTTTGGTTTCGATCGGTATATGAATCAATTCTTTTACCGGTCTCCTGAGTGGAAACATGCACGAGATGTGGTGATTGCAAGAGACTGTGGTTGCGATCTTGGTATTGCCGGTCGCGAGATTTTTCATCGACCGATCATTCACCATATGAACCCAATCAGACCGGAGGATATTCGGGATAGATTGGAGATGATTCTGGACCCGGAGTATCTTATCACTACGATCCATGAAACACATCAAGCTATTCACTATGGCGATGAGAACTTATTGTTTCGCGATCCTGTCGATCGTCGTCCAAATGATACCTGTCCCTGGAAAAAGTAGAAAGGAGGACCCAACATGCGGAATCATGTTGTTGGAGTTGTAACTGGTTGCTTGAGAATGGCTATCTATAAAGAGCCGAGAGCGAACTCCAAAGTTATCACCGTTGTTACAGCACTAACTAAAGTTGCAGTTGATGTGGACAAGTCGACTGAAGGGTTTTACAGAGTTTCGACTCCTCAGGGATACTGTATGAAGAAGTTTGTTGCGGTTCGTCAATGAGGAGGCCGCCATGGAGATAACTGAAAGTATCCTGACATCCATTAAAAAGCTGTTAGGTATTGATGAGAACTATCCGCACTTTGATGCGGATATTATTATGCACATCAACAGCGTGTTTTCAATCTTAACGCAAATGGGCGTTGGACCAGCCGAAGGATTTTCTATTTCTGGAAAAGAGGAGAATTGGGGACAGTTTCTCCCAATGGATCAGAGTGTCTTTTCTATGGTGCGGTCCTATGTCTATCTGAAGGTGCGGTTGTTATTTGATCCGCCTATTAACAGTGCTGCTGTTGAAGCTATTAACCGACAGATCAGCGAGTTTGAATGGCGGCTTCATGTGGCTGCCGATCCGGTAGACAATCTCAATGGGAAGGAGGAAAGCCAAAATGGGAGAACATGATATTCTTGCTCACTATGGTGTGAAAGGTCAGAAATGGGGTATCCGCCGTTATCAGAACAAGGACGGAAGTCTGACTTCCAAAGGGCAAGCTCGCTACGACCGTGATAAGCGGGAGAATGCGGCAAAGAAGAAAGAAAATCGGATTGATTTGTCCGAACCTGATCCGAAACGCTGGGTAAGAGAAGATCTGGAGCGTTCTAAGAAAACGGTAGATGCCACGGACACCCTTGTCAAAGAGATGAAGAAAATAGAGCAAGCTACCGCGACGAAGCCCATCCCCAAACGCATGGATTTATCTCAGATGAGCGACAAAGAAATGCGGGAACGGATCAATCGGGAACTTCTGGAACGACAGTATAATCAACTGTTTGCAGAGACACCTTCTGTTCAAATTTCTAAAGGTCGGGAAGCTCTCCGAACTACATTGGAAGTAGCCGGAAGTGTTTTGGCTCTTACCAGCACTTCGCTTGGCATCGCTTTAGCCATTAAGGAATTGAAACTGAAAGGCTGAGGTGAGTGAATGTTATCCAACACCGCCGTTCCTCGTTACTACGGCGCTTTCCGTGACGCGGTAATTCGGGGCGACATTCCGGTCTGTAAAGAAGTCGCCATGGAGATGTATCGGATCGATCGGTTGATCGAGAGTCCGAGTTACTACTACGACGACTTAGCGGTTGAGGGGTGGATCGAATTCTGCGAAGGGGAGCTAACCCTGACCGACGGTTCGGATCTTCACCTTCTTGATAGTTTCAAGCTTTGGGGGGAACAGGTATTCGGATGGTATTACTTTGTAGATCGTTCAGTCTATGTCCCCAATCCTGATGGTCGTGGTGGTCGCTATGTGACCAAACGGATCAAGCAGCGGTTAATCAAAAAGCAATATTTGATTGTAGGCCGAGGTGCAGCGAAGTCATTATATGACTCCTGTATGCAGGCCTATTTTTGTGTTGTGGATGGCGCTACTACCCATCAGATTACCACTGCGCCAACGATGAAACAGGCGGAAGAAATCATTAACCCCATCAAAACTGCGATCACGCGGGCCAGAGGTCCTGTATTTCAATTCATGACAGAGGGATCTATCCAGAACACCACCGGCTCTAAAGCAAACCGCGTAAAGTTGGCTTCGACTAAGAAAGGCATTGAGAATTTCATCTCCGGTTCTTTGATCGAGGTTCGACCCATGTCAGTGGATAAGCTTCAAGGGCTTCGCTGTAAAGTTGCTACTGTTGACGAGTGGCTATCTTCCGCAGATGCCCGAGAAGATGTAATCGGCGCCATCGAACAAGGTGCTTCCAAGCTGGACGATTACCTTATCGTCGCAACCAGTTCGGAAGGCACTGTGCGAAACGGCGCCGGCGACACAATCAAAATGGAGCTGATGAACATTCTTCAGGGTATTGGCCCTCCGCAAGAGCATGTCTCGATCTGGTGGTACAAGTTGGACTCAGTAGAGGAAGTGGCCTATCCAGACATGTGGCTCAAGGCTAATCCGAACCTTGATAAGACTGTTACTTATGACACTTATCAAATGGATGTTGACCGAGCTGAATCTGCGCCGGCTACTCGAAACGATATGCTGGCTAAGAGGTTCGGCCTGCCCATGGAGGGTTATACCTATTACTTCACTTATGAAGAGACAATCCCTCATCGTCGGAGACGGTTCTGGCAAATGCCTTGCTCTATGGGTGCCGATTTATCTCAGGGCGATGACTTCTGTTCCTTTACATTCTTATTTCCGCTTCGAGATGGTTCTTTTGGCGTTAAGAGCCGAAATTATATCACTTCGTTGACTCTTAATAAATTGCCGGCAGCTATGCGGGCTAAATATGAGGAGTTTATGGACGAAGGCAGTTTAATCATCATGGAAGGTACCGTCCTTGATATGATGCAGGTCTACGATGATCTGGATGATCACATCGTCAACTGCGGATATGATGTGCGCTGTTTCGGCTATGACCCTTACAATGCAAAAGAATTTGTGGAGCGATGGACAGCTGAAAACGGCCCTTACGGAGTCGAAGTAGTTCGTCAGGGTTCTAAAACGGAGTCCGTTCCTCTTGGCGAATTGAAGAAATTGGCCGGTGAGCGAATGCTGCTCTTTGATGAGACACTGATTACATTTTCAATGGGGAACTGCATCACCATGGAAGACACCAATGGAAACCGTAAGCTTTTGAAGAAACGGTCTGATCAAAAAATCGATGCGGTGGCAGCTATGATGGATGCTTATGTTGCTTACAAGCATAATACCGACGCATTTGAGTAAACGCGGCCATGATTTAGGCCCGCGTTTTTATAACTAAATAGAGATTGGAGGTGACCGCGATTGTCAAATAATTTACAGCATTATGGCATCCGAGGGATGAAATGGGGTATGCGTAGATTTCAGCACAAGGATGGGGTACTGACTTCAGAAGGTCGAGACCGATATAACACTGATGCAACACATGGGCAGAAGAGAAATTCCACTTCTCGAAAAGTGGCGATTGGAACTGCGGCTGTAGCAGGAGTTGTTCTTACTGCTTATCTTATGAAGCACCACGGTCAGACGAAGATGACTAAGCTTACAGTTAAGGCCGAGCAAGGCAAAGTTGCTATGGAGAAACTTCAGACCACTTCTTCCATTCTCTCTACGCCTATCAGTCAGCTTCAGACTTCTGGGCCCGATCCGGGTAAAATCACTCAACAGTTATTCAAAACTGTTGAAGCAACCAAATCTGCGGTGGAGCCTCCTCCGGCGTATAACTTTGAGTCTTTGATGAAGCAAAACGATGAGTTTCTCAAAAAGATGTATGCCGATCTTTTGTCATGATGGGGGGTAGATTATGGAAGTAACATTTGGTTCCAGGCTGAAACATGTCTGGAACGCTTTTTTGGGCAATGAGTTTCGCAACTATCAGTATTCATTGGGACCCAGCTCTTCTTATCGGCCGGATCGTCCAATTTTCAGCCGTGGAAATGAACGGTCAATCATCACCTCGGTCTATAACCGAATCGCATTGGATGCCGCTTCGGTATCCATCCAACATGTGCGATTAGACGATGATGAACGATTTACGGAAGTCATTCATTCGGATCTGAACAACTGCCTTTCTCTGGAAGCCAATCTGGATCAGACCGGACGGGCTTTTGTTCAGGATGTTGTTATGTCTATGTTAGATGAGGGCTGCGTTGCCATTGTCCCCACTGATACGGATATTGATCCGGAAACCGGATCTTACAAAATCGAGAAGTTAAGAGCCGGAAAAGTTCTGGAATGGTATCCCAAGTATGTCAAAGTACGCTGCTACAACGAGGAGCGAGGAGAGAAACAGGATATTATCCTACCAAAGAATACGGTAGCCATTGTGGAAAACCCGTTCTTTGCAGTGATGAATGAACCTAACTCCACCATGCAGCGTCTGGTCCGGAAGTTGAATATTCTGGACGCTATTGATGAGCAAAGTGGTTCTGGAAAACTTAACCTTATTATTCAGCTCCCCTATGTCATTAAGACGGAACAGAGGCGTCAACAGGCGGAAAAACGCCGTAAAGATATTGAGGAACAGTTGGCGGGCTCCAAGTACGGTGTCGCTTATACCGACGGTACGGAGCATGTGGTCCAGCTGAACCGGCCCATCGACAACAACCTGATGACCCAGATCGAATACCTGACGAGTATGCTTTACAGCCAGTTAGGCATCACCCAGGGCATTTTGGATGGTACTGCCGATGACCGGACTAAGCTGAACTATGATAACCGGACCATTGAGCCCATTCTATCCGCCATCGTTGACGAAATGAGGAGAAAATTCCTCACCAAAACTGCTCGGTCACAGAAGCAGTCGATCCTGTTCTTCCGAGACCCGTTCAGACTGGTGCCCATCAACGACATCGCCGAGATCGCCGACAAGATGACTCGAAACGAGATCATGACCTCCAATGAGATCCGGCAGAAGATCGGCATGAAGCCGTCGAAGAACCCGAAGGCGGACGAGCTCAGAAACAGCAACCTTAGCGCCCCGAAAGGGGAGGGCGATAAGCCACCTATAACACCCGAAGGAGGAAAAGTTCAAAATGAACCCTAAGTATGACTTTAGTGGCTGGGCTACCCGAAACGATCTTGTCTGCGCTGATGGACGGACGATCCGCCATAACGCATTCGAGAATTGTGATGGGAAGACGGTTCCCCTGGTTTGGAACCACCAGCACAACGAACCCACCAACATTCTTGGCCACGCACTTCTGGAGAATCGCAAGGACGGCGTTTATGCCTATTGCACCTTCAATGAGACAGAGAGTGGTAAGGCAGCCAAGCTGTTGGTGCAGCACGGGGACATCGCATCCCTGTCTATCTATGCCAACGGACTGAAGCAGACACCTAACAAGGATGTTATGCACGGCATTATTCGTGAGGTCAGTCTCGTTGTCGCCGGCGCAAACCCCGGCGCTTTCATTGAATTTGTGGATATGGCTCATGGCGAAGGCGGAGAGCAGGAAGTGGTTCTGTCTGCCTATGAGCCTATCTCGCTCTTCACCCCTTCTGACAAGCCTCCGCTGGTTCATAAGGCCAAGGACGATGAGCCGGAAGACGGAAAGAAAGAGGAAAAACCCAAGAGTGAAAAGACCATCCAGGATGTGGTTGACGGTATGACCGAGGAGCAGCGGACTGTTCTGTATGCACTGATCGGCGCCACGATGGAAGGGCTTGACGCCAATGGAGATGACAACGATGAAGAAGACCCCGAAGACAAATCCAAAAACAACAAGGGAGGAAACAAGACCATGAAGCACAATGTGTTTGATAACGAGGATACTCGGGATGATGTCCTGAGCCATTCCGACCGAATGGACATCCTCGATCTGGCCAAGAGCAAGAGCGTGGGCAGCCTGCGCACCGCTATGCAGATCTATGCTGAGCAGAATGAGCTCAAGCATGGTATTGACAATATCGAGAGCCTGTTCCCCGATTTCAAGGATCTGCGCCCCGGCGCCCCTGAGCGTGTTACCCGCGACCAGGGCTGGGTCACTGTGGTTATGCAGAAGGTTCATAAGAGCCCCATCAGCCGTATCCGTACCCGTCAGATCGACGCCCGCAAGGATGATATCCGTGCTCACGGCTATCAGAAGAGTAAGCGCAAGATTAGCTCCGGCAACATGAGTGTTATCACTCGTACCACCGATCCTCAGACCGTTTACCGCACTGACGCCCTGTACCGTGACGACATCATCGATATCACCGATTTCGATGTGGTCGAGTACCAGTACGCCACCATGCGGGAGAATCTGAACGAGGAAGTTGCCACTGCAATCATGATTGGTGACGGCCGTGAGCCCGACGATGAGATGAAGATTTCTGAGGATCATGTTCGCTCTATTTGGAACGACAACGATCTTTACACCATTCACTATGATGTGGACATCGAGAAGGCCCGCGCAGAGCTCCAGGGCAGCAAGACTGATATGAGCTTCGGCGAGAACTACATCTATGCTGAGGCAATCATTGCCGCCGCTCTGTATGCCCGCGAGAAGTATAAGGGCACTGGCACTCCCGACTTCTTCTGTACGCCGCATCTGGTCAATGTGATGCTGCTGGCCCGTGATATGAATGGCCGCCGTATCTATAACTCCAAGACCGATCTGGCCGCGGCTCTGAATGTGGGCAATCTCTATACTGCCGAGCAGTTTGAGGGTAAAGTCCGCATTGACGACGAGGCTCATAAGCATAAGCTGCTGGGCATCTTTGTCAACCTGGCTGACTATACCGTTGGCTCCACCAAGGGCGGTGAGATTACTCGGTTTGATCAGTTTGACATCGACTTCAACCAGCAGAAGTATCTCATTGAGACCCGTATCTCCGGCGCTCTGACTCGGGTGTATTCTGCCATTGCTCTGGAAGAGCCTGCTGATAACATCGGCGGTTAATCGGAGGAATTCAAAATGGCGAAATTTTATGGATCGGTAGGCTATGCTGAAACCGTTCAAACTGCTCCTGGCGTGTATGAAGAGCAAATCGTCGAGTATCCGTACTATGGCGATCTGCTTCGGAATACACGCCAGTTTCAGTCTGGGGAGACGCTCAATGATGACATCAATGTCGCGAATGAGATCAGCATAGTCGCCGATCCGTTCGCCAGAGAAAACTTCCATAAGATGCGGTATGTGGTTTTCATGGGGGCAAAGTGGAAGATCTCGAAAGTTGAGGTGGGATACCCCCGCCTAATTCTGACCATCGGAGGGCTGTATCATGAACAAACGCATTGAGTTACAGTCCATCCTCGAACGGATTCTCGGCACTGGAAATGTATATTTTCAGCCGCCGGAAAATCTGAAGATGGTATATGACTGCATTGTCTATGAGCGAAGTCAAATCACTGTCTTTCATGCTGATAATTCTCCGTATCAGATGCGGGACCGCTATCAGGTGACTGCCATTTACAAGAATCCGGATAGTGAACTTCCTCGTCGACTTGCCATGCTTCCTTTATGCACCCATGACCGGCATTTTACATCGGATAATTTACATCATGATGTGTTTACTTTGTACTATTAAAGGAGGAAATTCAAAATGAGTAGACTCGTATGGGATCAGGTTGGCGAGCGTTTCTATGAAACTGGCGTCGACCATGCTGTTCTCTATCCTATCAGCCCCAAGGGTCTTTATGATAAGGGCGTAGTTTGGAACGGTATTACTGCCATCACTGAGAGCCCTTCCGGAGCTGAGCCCAACAACCTGTATGCTGATAATATGAAGTATCTGGTTCTGGTTGGCGCCGAAGATCTCGGCCTCACTATCGAAGCTTATACTTACCCCGATGAATGGGAAGAGTGTGATGGCTCCGTTGAGATCGCCCCCGGCGTGATCGCTGGTCAGCAGAGCCGGAAGGTCTTCGGTCTGAGCTATCGTACCAAGCTTGGTAACGATGTGGATGGTCAGGATCATGGCTATAAGCTGCACCTGATTTACGGCGGTCTGGCCTCCCCCTCTGAGCGTGGTTACCAGACTGTTAATGACTCTCCCGAACCCATCAATCCCAGCTGGGAGATTACCACCACTCCTGTGGCTATTCCCGGCTTTAAGCCTACGGCTCGCCTGATCATTACCTCCACCAAGGTTGATCCCGCCAAGTTGAAGGCTCTGGAAGACATCCTGTATGGTAGCGATGATACTGAGCCTCGTCTGCCTCTTCCCGATGAAGTCATCAAGCTGCTTCAGGATACTGTATCCGTGACTACTTCTGCTGAGAATGCCGGCACTACTCTGCTGGGTAAGAAGGTGTCCGATCTTCAGAGCAACATTGTTGTGAAGGAGAACGGTATTACTGGTAATCTGAAGAAAGTTACCGGTTATACCGGCTTCAGCAGCAATTCTGCCGAGCAGGAAGGGCATTATCTGGCACTGAAGTTTGATGTGACCCCTGCCGACGCGGTCACCACTGTTGAACTGGTGGGTGGCACCAAGGGCGCTGTGACTCTGGATAAGGACAAGAACATTGTTCTGCTTGTTAAGAGCAACAGCCAGAGTGTCAAGGTGGTTTCTACCAAGGGCGGCAACACCGTCACCAAGACCTACAATCTGACCGGTCTGACTCTGGATTCCTAAACGATGAATTCCAGAGATAAGTATTCTTAACAATCGAACCGCAAAGGCGGAGCTCTCTTCACCGAGGGCTCCGCTTTCTTTTATTTTTGAAAGGAGAAAAATCGCAATGCTGAAACTGACAAGGACTTTTACCGACTATAACGGTGCATCCCGCACCGAGGATTTTTACTTCAATCTGACTCAGGCCGAGGTGACTGAGATGGAGCTGTCCGTGGATGGCGGTCTGGTTGAGATGATCAACAGGATCACCGCCGCTCAGGATGGTAAGCAGATCATTGCTCTGTTTAAGGATATTATCCTGCGTGCCTATGGTCAGAAGTCTCCCGATGGCCGCCGGTTCGTTAAGAACCAGGAACTGAGAGATGAGTTTGCTCAGACAGAGGCCTATAGCGATCTGTTCATGGAACTGGCGACTGATGCGAAGGCTGCCGCTGATTTCCTCAACGGCATTATTCCTCAGGTTAAGAAGGAGAATACTTCTTCCAATCCGGCGCCTATGGCAGTTCGCTAAGGATAGAAAGGGAGACTGGGGATGCTGGAAATTGTGATACCTGGAGTGGAACAGTATGACGAGATAAACAATCGTTTCATCATCACTAAGGCACAGTCCCTTCGACTGGAACATTCTCTGGTCTCCCTTTCAAAATGGGAGGCAAAGTGGCGTAAGCCATACCTGTCCAAAAAGCCGAAGACGACTGAGGAGCAGATTGACTATATTCGGTGTATGACACTGACCCAAAATGTCGACCCGAATGTCTATACTGCAATTCCGCCCAGGATTTTAGAACAGGTAAAAGACTACATCGATGCTCCGATGACTGCCACAACATTTCGTAGTCAAAGAGGTGGACGCTCCAGCAATGAGATCGTGACCGCAGAGGTTATCTACTACTGGATGATCCGTAATCAGATTCCGTTTGAGTGCCAGAAATGGCATTTGAACCGATTGATGACATTGATTCGCGTATGTGATCTGAAAAGCGGACCACAAAAGAAAATGAGCCAAAATGAAATCTTTGCGCAAAATCGCGCTTTGAATGCGGCTCGAAAAAAGAAAACCCATTCGAGAGGATGATCGGTATGTCGGAAGTGTTTATTTGGAACTTCTTAAAGAAGAAAGGCCTCTCGGACTGGGGGACTGCCGGTCTGATGGGCAATCTCTATGCTGAGAGTGGTTTGAAACCAACAAATCTTCAAAATACTTATGAAAAGAAACTTGGACTATCTGATGAGGACTATACCACACAGGTAGACTCCGGAATCTATCGTGACTTTGTCCATGACTGCGCCGGCTATGGGCTTGCGCAGTGGACATTTTGGAGTAGAAAGCAAAATCTACTTGCCTTTGCCCGAAATAAGGGGACAAGCATTGGCGATCTGGAAATGCAGATGAACTTTTTGTGGAAGGAATTGACTACGGGGTATCCTGCTTTGGTCGAAGTTTTGATGTCTGCCACAACGGTTCAGGCGGCTTCTGATGCTGTTCTAACTCAGTTTGAGCGACCGGCTGACCAGAGCAAGCGAGCCAAAGCCAAACGGGCTTCTTATGGGCAAAAGTATTACGACCAATATGCAGGAAAGGGTGAAACTATGCCTTCTACAAATAGTATGCCGGCAGTGAAGCGATTGCTGGAGACAGCCCGAGCAGAGATTGGTTATGTTGAAAAAGAAACCAACGCCCAGCTCGATAACAAAACGGCAAATGCGGGTAATAATAACTGGAATAAATATGCCCGCGATTTGGATGCTATTGGTATCGTCTATAACGGGCGTAAAAATGGTTATGCCTGGTGTGACATTTTTACAGACTGGTGTTTTATTCGCACATTTGGTCTGGAACGGGGCATGTCCCTGCTCTGCCAAGCCAAATCCGGTCTTGGGGCGGGATGTACTTATTCGGCCAACTATTATAAACAGAAGGGACAGTTCCATACCAGAAATCCTCAGCCTGGCGATCAGATTTTCTTCACCAAGGATGGTGGGAAGACTATGTATCATACCGGTATTGTGGAGAAGGTTTCTGGCGGACGGGTTTATACCATTGAGGGAAATACCAGTTCTCAGCCCGGTGTGGTGCCAAATGGAGGCTGCGTCAGGGACAAGAATTATCCGCTGAACGCCAGTTACATCGGCGGATATGGCCGTCCGGACTTTTCTATCGTACAGGAGGACGATGACATGGATCAGAACAAATTTAATGAGATGTTCGCTGTTGCTATGACGAACTATCTTAAGAGTCAACAGACGAACAAGTGTGGTGATTGGTCCAAGGATGCGCGAAATTGGACCCAAAGTACCGGCCTGTTTGCTGGGAATGGCACTACCGTCAACGGTGAGCCAAACATGATGTGGCCCTCTGGGCTTACCAGAGAGCAGGCGGCTCAGCTCTTCTATCGCTTTGCGCAAATGGCGGGGCTTGCGTGATGAAAAGCAAAAAATCTAAGTCCGGAGGTAAAACCGGAAGGAAGCCCGACCTTTCTCAATTTTCAAAATGGATGATCGCCGATATCCGTCCACTGTTGTGGATTGTGACCATCGGCGGTTTTTTATTGGCATTTTACTGCGTTCACGAGGGGTACACTGGCGCGCTCCCTTGGATCGGCGCCATGGTTGGTCTTCCCTGGACTGCTCATGGTGTAGTGTGCAGCTTTTATCTGAACTTGTGCAAGTCAGATCATCGTGAAGGCGGTATTACCTTTGAAACAGCGAGGGCTTCCAATTTTAATGTGAATATTTCACAGCAGCCGATTGGCTCGGTAGAGAGCCCGGCAATTTAAGGAGGGCGCGTTATGAACGCAGAAATCATTTCAACACTGCTGATGATCGTTGGCGGCATTACGGTGCTGACGAACATTATCGTTCAGGTGGTTAAGAACATCACTTGGGATAAGATCCCCACCAATCTGGTGGCGTTGATCGTTGCGGAGGCGCTGACGCTTGCTTCCGGAGGGGCCTATGCCTCGATTCATGCGATCACTATTACCTGGTACATGGTGGTAGCAGCCATCGTGGTCGGTTTGATGTCCGCCTACGCTGCAATGTTTGGATTCGACAAGTTTAAGGAAGTCATCCAGGAGTTGCATAAGAAATCTAACTGATGGGAGGAGTCGACAGTGATCCGTTTCAGACATAAGGGCGATTTTTCCAAGCTGACACGATTTCTGGAAAGAGCAAAGGAAGCGGTTCATCTCGGAGACTTGGACAAGTTTGGTCGAGAAGGGGTAGCCGCCCTCGCATCTGCAACGCCTGTCGACTCGGGCCAAACAGCGTCGTCCTGGTATTACCAGATTGAAAATAAGAATGGGGTCATAAAGATCTCATTCCACAACTCAAATATTCAAAATGGAGTTCCCATTGCCATCATTCTGCAATACGGACATGGCACAGGGACTGGCGGCTGGGTCCAAGGGAGAGATTACATGACCAAATCGCAAATTATGCATGGAAGGAGGTCACGAGGTCATGAGCAAGACTATTGACGAACGGATCGTTGAAATGCGATTCGACAACCGCCAGTTTGAACAGAATGTGCAAACCAGCTTGTCCGCTTTGGATCGCTTGAAGCGGGGTCTGGATCTGGATGGTGCCACAAAGGGGCTGGAAGGTCTGGGTGCCGCCGCTAAGAAATGCGATATGTCCGTTCTCGGAAATTCGGTCGAAACAGTTCGCGCCAAGTTTTCCGCCATGGAAGTCGTAGCCATGACGACCCTTTCCAACATCACAAATTCTGCGGTGAACATGGGTAAGAAGATGGTGTCTGCCCTCACTATCGACCCCATCAAAACTGGTTTTCAGGAATATGAAACCCAGATCGGTGCGGTCCAGACTATTCTGGCCAATACATCCCACGAGGGAACAAATCTGCAACAGGTGAATCGTGCTCTGGACGAGCTGAACACTTATGCGGATAAGACCATCTACAACTTCACCGAAATGACGCGGAACATCGGCACCTTCACTGCGGCCGGTGTAAACCTTCGGACCTCTGTAGACTCTATCAAGGGTATTGCCAACCTGGCTGCCATTTCCGGTTCCACCTCCCAGCAGGCATCCACGGCTATGTATCAGCTTTCTCAGGCGCTTGCCGCTGGTAAGGTTTCTTTGATGGACTGGAACTCCGTTGTTAACGCTGGTATGGGCGGTAAAGTGTTCCAGGATGCTCTGATTCGTACTTCTGAACTGTTAGGCACTGGAGCACAGAATGCCATCAATATGTATGGCTCGTTCCGAGAGTCTCTTACCAAGGGCGAATGGCTGACGACTGAAGTCCTGACTGAAACGCTGAAACAGTTTGCTGGGGCATACAGCGAGGCGGACCTGATTCAGCAAGGCTTTTCAGAGAAACAAGCTCGTGAAATTGCCCAGATGGCCAAAACAGCCGAAGAAGCTGCTACTAAGGTCAAGACCTTTACTCAGTTATGGGACACTTTGAAAGAAAGTGCCCAGTCTGGGTGGACTGCCACATGGGAGATCTTGGTTGGTGACTTTGAAGAATCAAAAGAGTTGCTGACTGAGATATCCGATACTGTTGGTGGCCTTATCAGCGAGATGTCGAACGCCCGAAACGAACTGCTTTCTGGTGGACTTAGTTCCGGATGGAAGCAGCTACTTAATCAGGGCATCGCTGATGAGGCCGGCTTTATCGAAGAGATTCGGAAAGAGGCTCAGAAAAGTGGAGATGCTTTTGAGAAGCTGGCCACTGAGTCAGAGTCCTTTACGGATGCTTTGAAGGAGGGACTGTCGGAAGGTGTCATTTCCTCCGACACTTTGACCAATTCTGTCCATAATCTGCGGGATAAAATGACCGCAATGTCCCAGGAAGAGCTTAAGGCAGCGGGTTACACCTCGGAGATGGTCAAGCAGATCAAAGAGTTGGATGACGGACTTCAAAATGGTTCAGTCTCTATGGACGAGTTCGTAGAAAAGATCCTCCGCCCATCGGGTCGTGAGAATTTGATCCAGTCTTTGTGGAATGCGGCTAAGGGGTTGATGAGCGTCATCGCCCCGATCAAGGATGCTTTCCGGGAAATTTTCCCGCCAGCTACTGCTGATCAGCTCTATTCTCTGACAGAGACACTGCGAAAGTTTTCTGAGCGGTTGACCTTATCGGAGGCGGCTGCTGATAAACTTAAGCGCACTTTCAAAGGTTCGTTTGCAATGCTCAGTCTGCTCCGTCAGGGGTTTACGGCTATACTGAAAGCTCTTAGCCCATTGGTTGGCGGTGCCAGTTCATTGGCCGACGCGATTCTTTCGGTGACTGCTACAATCGGCGATTTCTGGGTGGGTCTACACAAAGCTGCTGAAGAAGGTCAGGTATTTCAGCATATTTCAGAAGGCATCGCTACCGTACTCGGTTTTGTATCTTCTGCTATTCAGGGGTTCTTCGGTCTTTTATCGAAGACTTTCTCTTTCCCTGGGTTAGAAGGATTTCAGAAGATCCTCCAAAATATTCAGACACGCATTGGGCAAGCGATCGACGCTGTTACCGGTTTAGGCTCTGGTACACGAAAGGCCGCAGGTGAAATGGATTCCGCCATGGAGGGCAGCAAATTCCTTCAGATGCTTCAGTCGATATTTAACGGTGCAAAAACACTTGTTACGGGCATTCTCGATGTCTTTGGAGGTCTGGCCAGCGGTATTGTTGAAGCGCTGAGCGGAGCTGATTTCAGCGGTGCATTGGATCTACTCAATAGTATTTCTCTTGGCGGCATTGCTTTCGGCATCACTAAATTTATGACCTCTTTGACCAAAGCGTTCGATGATGTTGGCGGGTTATTGGACAATGTCAAAAACATTCTTGACGGAGTCCGAGGTTGCTTCGAGGCCTATCAAAGCCAGTTGAAAGCAGATGCATTGCTGAAAATTGCCAGTGCCATTGCTATTTTGGCAGGATCTATCCTGATTATCGCCACAATCGACAGCAATAAGTTAACCGCATCTTTAGGCGCTATCTCAGTCCTGTTTGCAGAATTGATGATCGCCATGGGAGCATTCACCAAGATCAGCGGCCAAATCAAAGGTGTGATCAAAGGAACAACCGCCATGCTGGGTCTTTCCACCTCTATGCTGATTCTGGCCGGCGCCCTTAAAATGATCGCGACATTAGATCCCGAACAGATGGCCACGGGGCTTATCGGCATTGCGGGATTGATGACTGCAATGGTGGTGGCTGTAAGTGCACTGGGCAATGGCGGCGCGAAAGTCGTCAAGGGTGCAACTCAGATGGTGATTTTCGCCGGTGCAATCAAAATACTGGCTTCAGCCTGTACCGACTTAGCACAGCTTGACTTTGCGGGTTTGACAAAGGGTCTTATCGGTGTCGGTGCCCTATTGGCTGAGGTTTCGCTGTTTATGAACACGGCGAAGTTCAGCGGTAGAGCGATTTCTACAGCTACAGGAATGCTTGTTCTTGCGGGGGCAATGAAGATATTCGCTTCTGCCTGTGAAGATTTTGGACAAATGAATGTGGGTGAGTTGGTCAAGGGACTGGGTTCCATTGGCGTTCTGCTCCTTGAAATCACCGCATTCAGCAAGTTGGCTGGAAATGCCAAGGGGCTCACTGCTACTGGTTTCGCTCTCATTGAGATCGGCGCAGCCATGAAGATATTTGCTTCTGCTATGGCTGACTTTGGCAGCATGTCTTTGGCCGGAATCGGAAAAGGGTTACTTGCAATGGGCGGCGCTTTGGCGGAAGTCGCTATTGCAATGAAAGTAATGCCGAAGAACCTGGTTACAACTGGAACTGGGCTTATCACTGTTGGAGCCGCACTTAATATTCTGGCGAATGCTCTTGGTAAGATGGGCGGAATGAGTTGGGAGTCCGTTGCAAAGAGTCTTGTTGCAATGGGCGGCGCTTTAGCGGAACTGGCAATCGGACTGAACTTCATGAACGGGACTTTAGCCGGATCTGCCGCAATGCTTGTTGCCGCAGGAGCCTTGGCTGTTTTAACTCCCGTGCTCTTTACGCTGGGTAGTATGAGTTGGGCCTCCATTACCAAAGGTTTGATTGCTGTTGGCGGCGCCTTTGGGGTGATCGGCACGGCGGGCGCGCTTTTGACGCCATTACTTCCCACCATTCTCGGACTGGGCGGCGCCTTTGCTCTAATTAGCGTTGGTATTGCCGGTCTTGGAGCAGGACTTCTTCTTGTTGGCGGCGGGTTGTCCGCCATCGCAGTAGGTATTACGGCCCTCGCTACTTCTTTAGGCGCTGGTGTCGCCGTTATTGTGGCGGGATTGACTTCTATCATCACAGGTATCGCAGCCTTGATCCCCGCTATCGCTCAAAAGCTTGGCGAGGCAGTGGTTACGTTTGCACAGGTTATTACAAATGGAGCCCCTGCTATTGGCGAGGCTGTTAAAGCTCTGGTGCTTACCATGGTCGATGTTCTGGTAGAGTGTGTACCAGCTATTGCCGATGGAGCAATGGAATTGATCGCCGGAGTATTGGCCGCTTTGGCCACCTATACTCCTCAAATCGTGGATTCTTTGATGGGATTCCTGATTGGATTGATTGACGGCATTGCAAGAAATATGCCTGAACTGATCCAGGCGGCAGTTAATTTGCTGATGTCGTTCTTTACCGGAATTACTTCTGCGCTGGCAAGCATCGATACAGACTCGCTGTTAAAGGGGATCGCCGGTATTGGTCTGCTGAGCGGTATTATGGTTGCGCTTGGCGCCCTTGCAGGGTTGATCCCAGGGGCAATGGTCGGTGTTCTCGGTCTTGGTGTGGTCATGACAGAGTTGGCTCTGGTACTGGCCGCAGTGGGCGGTCTTGCCCAGATCCCCGGGCTGGATTGGCTTATCAACGAAGGCGGCCAGCTGCTACAGTCTGTTGGCAGAGCCATTGGCGGTTTTGTCGGTGGCATCGTTGGCGGATTTATGGGTGGCGTTTCCAGCGCGTTTCCTCAAATTGGAGCGGACTTGGCGCAGTTTATGACCAATGTACAGCCTTTTATAGATGGCGCCCGCGGGATCGATTCTTCTCTTCTTGAGGGCGTCAAGGCTTTGGCTGGCGCTATCCTAATTATTACCGGAGTGGATCTTCTGGAAAGTCTGACTTCCTGGCTTACCGGCGGATCTTCCTTGGGGGCTTTTGCTGAGGAACTTGTTCCATTCGGCGAGGCCATGATGAAATTTTCCAACACCATTTCTGGTTTGGACGGGAATCTGGTCAGCACCGCAGCTATTGCTGGGAAAACACTGGCCGAGGTGGCTGCCACTCTGCCCAATAGTGGCGGCGTAGCAGGGTTCTTTGCCGGAGACAACGATATGGGCGTGTTCGGTGAGCAGCTCGTTGGCTTTGGCGAAAGTATGATGGGATTCTCCAAAAGTATCAGAGGTCTTGATGCTGATGCGGTGTCTAATGCCGCTACAGCCGGAAAGGCTTTGGCCGAGATGGCGGCTACTTTGCCGAATAGTGGTGGAGCAGTTGATTTCTTTACCGGAGAGAACGACCTGGACACCTTTGGAGAAAACCTTGTCCCCTTTGGGGAAGCCATCAAATCCTATTCCGACGCGGTCAAGGGTTTGGATGTGGATGCGGTGACCAATTCCGCTATCGCAGGTAAGGCTATGACTGAGCTTGCTTCCACACTTCCAAATGTAGGTGGTGTTGTGGATTTCTTTGTCGGGGGTAATGATCTCTCTACATTTGGTACTCAGCTTCTGAGTTTCGGATTGTCTATGCGAGCGTACTCCACGGCAGTTAAAGGAATAGATGCCGATGCGGTAAACAGTTCGGCTATTGTGGGAAAGACACTTGCTGAACTTTCCAACACATTGCCCAATACAGGTGGTTTGGTAGCATTCTTTACCGGGGACAACGATCTGGAATCTTTTGGAGACCAGTTAGTTCCGTTCGGTGAAGCGATGAAAGCTTACTCCGATAGTGTTGCCGGTTTGGAGTCCGAAGTGGTCATGGCATCTGCCACTGCGGCAAAGGCTCTTGCCGAACTTCAAAATACCCTGCCAAACATCGGCGGTGTTGTGGACTTCTTCACTGGAGGAAACGATCTTGAGACTTTCGCCAACGGTCTTACACCTTTTGGCGAGGGGATGAAGGCCTATTCCGATGCAGTGAGCGGCATGAACCCGGAAGCTGTTATTGCTTCGGCAACCGCAGCTCAGGCACTATCAGAACTGCAAGCGACTCTGCCCAATATGGGTGGAGTTCTTGATTTCTTTACTGGAGGAAATGACCTTAGTGCATTTGCCAATGGTATTATTCCCTTCGGTCAGGCTATGAAGTCCTATGGAGAAGCGGTTGCTGATATTCGCCCCGAGGCGGTCGAGGCTTCTGCTACAGCAGCTATGGCTTTGGCCCGTCTTCAGTCGGTGCTACCCAATGTCGGTGGTATTGCATCATTCTTTACAGGCGGTACCGATCTTGGCGCATTTTCCGAGGGTATTATCCCCTTCGGCGACGCTATGCTGAAGTATAGTAATGCTGTGGCCGGTGTAAATCCTGGAGCAGTAGAAGCATCTGCTATAGCTGCTCAGTCTCTTGTGCAACTTCAGACTTCCCTCCCCAATGTAGGCGGGGTCGTGACATTCTTCACCGGAGGAAACGACCTGGCTCTATTTGCGGCGGGCATCATCCCCTTTGGGCAGGCCATGTCGCAGTACAGCAATGCTGTTGCGGGGATCAATCCGGAAGCGGTGACGGCATCTGCTGTGGCGGCTCAGTCCCTTGTCCAACTTCAAAATGCTCTCCCGAATGTGGGAGGGGTTATGACATTCTTCACCGGAGGAAGTGATCTTGCCACATTTGCGGCAAATATTGCTCCTTTCGGTGACGCTATGCTGAATTACAGCAATGCTATAGCCGGTGTAAATCCGGAGGCAGTTACTGCATCGGCTTCTGCTGGACAGGCTCTTGTGGAACTGTCCAAGACACTTCCAAGTACAAATGGTCTTTTGACATTCCTTACCGGGGGAACGGATCTAAGTACATTTGGGAACGACCTTACGATATTTGGAGAAGACTTGTCTGCGTATGCAAGCGCCATTGCGAGTGTACAGCCTGAAGCAGTAGCGGCCTCGGCTAACGCTGCACAAGCACTGTCCAATCTGGCAACGGGGTTACCGGACAGCAGCCTCTTTGACAAATGGTTTGGTGGAGACCAGACTTTGGCATCATTCGGAAATGAGATCTCCAAGTTTGGAGCATCCATGCAGGACTATTACAATGAGATCTCCGGTATTGATATCGGTCAAATGTCCAGTGTGGTAGCTCAAGTTTGGAATCTTTTGGCTTTGGCAGAGGGTGTGAACGGCCTTAATACTTCTGGTCTGACTAACTTTGCTAACAGCATGAAGAAAATGGGTGATGCTGGCGTCAGCGGATTTGCCGATGCTTTCCGAAACTGTGGCGACACGATCAACGGCGCCGTGAACAGTATGCTGTCTACGGTCAGTGTTTCCATCGCGGCGAATGCTTCTACAGTCAATTCTGCTATGGGCACTCTGGTAGATGCTATGGCAGAAATCGTAGATGGCAAAGTGATTGTTATTCAAAGAGCGATGGGCGATATGATGACGGACATGTGTTCCACCATCACATCTTCTTCTGGAGCACTTAATGGTTCCCTCAGTGAGATCAATCGCATGAAGGCGGATTTCACTGTAGCCGGTCAGAATGTTGGGCAGGGCTTTGTTATTGGCATCCGGTCTAAGTTGAGCAGTGCATCTTCTGCGGGCCGAAGTCTGGGTCTGGCCGCACTGAATGCTGCAAAGCGAGCTCTGGACAGCCATTCACCTTCCAGAGAGTTTATTCACTTAGGTGAGAACATGGGCGAGGGTTTGGCAATCGGCGCAAAGAACAGCATTGTTCCCGCTACTCAGGCCACATCTAAAATGATCGGTGAGGTCATTAAAGTCAGTTCCAAGGGCGTGAAGGCCTTTGAGGACTGGGCCAGCGAGAAGAAGTATTATGGCGAGCTGAGCCTGATGGATGAGCTTGCCGGGTGGGAGAACCTGCAAAAGAAGTATCGGGCAGGCAGTGAAGAGCGAATCAAGATCGACCGAGAGGTCTATCGGATTCAAAATGAGCTGGTGTCGTCCACCTATCAGGCTTCTCTTAACTGGATCGAAGAGGAGAAGTATTACAAGCGTTTGAGCACTGAGGAAGAGCTTGCCGCTTATGAGCGGATGCAAAAGCGCTATCTGGCAGGAAGCGAAGAACGCAAGAAAATCGACCGTGAGATATTTAGTCTGCGAAACCAGTTGGTGGAAGAGTCCTATCAGAAGTCCATGAATTGGATTGAGGAAGAAAAGTATTACGGTCGAATGAGCCTGGCTGATGAGCTTGCGGCCTATAAGCGAGTGCAGAGTCGGTACGCGGCTGGTACTGAAGAGCGCAAGAAGATGGATCGTGAGGTCTATCGGCTGGAGAAAGAGATCTATGAAGCCCAGAAGCAATATATTGCCGATGTGGAAAGCGTACAGCAGTCTGCCAATCAACGACGGATGCAGCTTGAACAGGAGTACGCCGACAAGGTGCGCTCGATCAATGCGCAGCTGGAACGGGATATTCAGTCGCTGAATGACCAGTATCAGAATGCAGTGGAGTCCCGAACCAAGAGCCTTTATCAGTCTTACGGCCTCTTTGATGAGGTGACGAAGAAAGAAGAGGTCAGCAGTGAAACATTGATGCAAAATTTGGAAGGCCAGGTTCAGGAATTTGGCGAATGGCAAGATATTCTTGGCCAGCTCTCCGGAAGAGGTGTCAGTGCAGAACTAATTGGCGAGCTTCAGGAGATGGGCCCGTCGGCAATCGCAGAGATCAAAGCCCTCAATTCGATGAGCGACGACGAACTGGAGAAGTATGTCTCCCTTTGGTCTATCAAACACGCTCAAGCCAGAGATCAGGCTACTTCCGAGCTTGAAGGTCTTCGTATTGAGACGCAGAAAAACATTGCGCAGCTTCGTGATGACGCCGCTGTTGAATTGGAGGCATATCGCGAAACTTGGCAGGCGGAAATGGCCCAGTTGGAAGCGGATACCAGCAGTCAGCTTGAGGCTCTCCGCAAGGAATTTTCTGAGAAAGTCGGTCTTATCAAGAAAGATACCGAAGGCCAAATGGCCGAGATGACAGAGGTCGCTAAGAAAATCCTGTCTGAAGCAGGATGGACAGAGACTGGACAGCAGATTCCGGCAGGGCTTGCCGAAGGCGTGGCTCAAAGTAAATCCACTTTCATCAATGAACTGACCAGTATGGCGCTGTCTGGCGTGAAAGCGGTAAAGAGTGCACTGGCAATCAATTCTCCTTCCCGGGTATTCCGCGAGCTTGGTAACTTCACCGGTTTGGGCTTTGTAAAGGGCATCTCTGATTACGCTCAGAAATCCTATGCTGCCGGAGCTGGTATTGCCGATTATGCAACGGATGGACTTTCCAATGCCATGTCCACTGTGACCGATCTACTCAATGGGGATGTGGAAGCACAGCCTACGATCCGGCCGGTGCTTGATCTTACCGACCTTTCCAGAGGAGCAGATCAGATTGACAGCCTGTTCTATCCTCGGAGATCTATTGGTCTTGTAAGTCAGGCAAGTCTGGCTTTTCAGGAGTCAGGCCGAAACAACGGAATGACAATCAATGTAGACAATGGCGATATTGTGGAAGAGCTGCGTTCTCTGCGAGAGGATATGGCCGACATGATGGATCGGATGAAGCGAATGCAGGTGGTTATGGATACTGGCAGGCTGGTCGGTGAATTGGCCGAACCTATGGACAACGCCCTCGGACAGAGGGTTACACGAAAAGGAAGGAGGAACTAAGCTTTGTACCATTCGGTTACCTTTGGGGATAAAAATACCTGGGACGATTGGCGGCTTGTTCCCGCCTCCCGGCCAGTTTTCAATCCCCCAGCTCAGAAAGTGAAGACACTGGCGATCCCCGGTGGGGATGGGGTGATCGATTTATCCCAATCTCTCACCGGGTACCCGGTGTATCAGAACCGGACCGGCTCGATTGAATTCATTGTGATGAATGACTTCAAGCCCTGGCACATGGCCTATTCCGATATTATGGACTTTCTGCATGGGCAGAAACTTCGCGCTGTGCTGGAGGACGACCCTGAGTATTTCTACGAGGGGCGGTTCACGGTAAATGCCTGGAAATCAGAAAAAGACTGGTCTCGTATTGTCATTGACTATGATGTGGGTCCCTACAAGTGGTCGCTTCTTTCTTCAACAGACGACTGGCTGTGGGACCCCTTCAATTTTCAAAATGGTGTGATCCGGCCTGCTTTGTTTCGGAATATCGCCGTAACTACAGTAAAAAAGATGCTCAAGCTGGATGCTGTGATTTTCGGTAGGGCTCCGGTTTGTCCTCAGTTCTTTGTGAGCAGTTCGGATAAACGCGGTGTGCGCATTCGATTTGTCAATCCTACGCTTGGACTGGATGAGACAAAACTGCTTACTGACGGGACAATTCAATTCCCTGAGTTTGTGTTCTTCGGCGATCATGGCGCAACATTAGAGCTGTGGTGTGATACAGGGACTGGTACAGTTTCTGTAGATTTCAGAGTTGGGAGGTTGTAACCAATGTATAGCATTTATGCGGACGGTGTATGCATCTATAACGATGTATTTTCACTGGATAACATGAAGGTTATCGACCCAAAACTGATACTGGAAGACAGCGCTGCCGGCTCTTTGGAAATGACGCTCCCCCATACTAATGTTGTTTACAACACTCTTGTTCGTATGACTACGGATATTTCAGTCAGAAAAAACGGAGAAGAGATTTGGGCGGGGCGAGCGCTTTCGGAGAATAAGGATTTCTGGAACAATCGGGTTATTTACTGCGAGGGTGAATTAGCATTCTTTAATGACAGCGTTCAGCCTCCAGCCGAGTATTCCGGAAAATCCATTCGTGAGTATCTGGAAAAGTTGATCGAGGTTCACAATTCACAGGTTGGCACCAATCGTCAGTTCGCCATCGGGGCGGTAACGGTAGTGGATGAAAATTTCCCTACTTACTACACCAACTATGAGAAGACAATGAAGCAGCTCAACGCCTTGGTGGAGACTTATGGCGGTCATCTTCGGATCAGAAAAGTGGATGGTATCCGGTATCTGGATTATCTGAAAGAGTATCCTGATACTTGCAGTCAAGTCATCCAATTTGGTTCCAATCTGATTGACTTCACCCGTAACTGGGATTCCACGGAGTATGCTACGGCCATTGTTCCATTGGGCAACCGTCTGGATAAAAGCCCTATCGAAGCGCTGGACGCCTATTTGACGGTGGAAAGTGTGAACAATGGAAGTCTTTATGTTCAGTCGGATGAGGCTGTTAAGAATTATGGATGGATCGTGAAAACGGTTACTTGGGACGATGTGAGCGACCCAGCGGTTCTACTGGAGAAGGCCAAGGAGTATCTGTCCGATCTTCAGTTTGACAATCTGGAACTGGAACTAAGAGCTTTGGATTTGCACTATTTGGATGTGAACACTGAGGCTGTCAAACTTCTGGATGAGATTCGGGTCATTTCCCGCCCCCACGGTTTAGACCGAATGTTTCCCGTTACTAAACTGGAGATCCCTCTGGATAAACCGGAGAACACCCAGTTCAAAATGGGAGACTCTGTGCAGGTCAGTCTCACCAGCGTCAACAATCAGACCAATGATGAAGTGCTCAATAAGATTGAAAAGCTTCCCAAGGCGCACGCAATTCTTGAAAAAGCTAAGGAAAACGCCACGGAAATCATGAACATGGCTACCACGGGTTATATCACGATCACACGGGATGAGCATGGCTCGGACACGCTTTATATTTCCAATGTCAGAGACTACACCAAGGCCGACAAGCTTTGGAAATGGAATATGAATGGGCTGGGTTATTCCAATGATGGTGGAAAAACTTATGGCTTGGCCATCACTATGGACGGATCTATCGTAGCCGATTACATCACGACTGGTGTCCTGAACGCGAATGTGATTCGTGCCGGCGTTCTAAAAGACTATGACGGAAATTTCAGTCTGGACTTTGAAAGCGGAAAGCTGACCATGAAGAAGGGGTCTATCAATATAGGTGGTAACTTCATCGTGGATGAACAGGGAAACCTGACTGCCAGAAGAGGTACGTTTGCCGGGACACTGGCCAGCGCCAAGGGAACTTTTGGTGGTACGGTTCAGGCTGAAGACTTTCTGGACAAGTACGGCAACAGTATGCTGGATATGGCCAAGGAAAAGTTCACCGCCGGATATTTGGATCTGTATGGATTGACCGTGACCAATAAGAACACCGGAGCAGTAACATTTGCAGTCGGTCCCACTGGACATATTTCCATCAATGGCCAAATCACGATGGGGGCGGGGAGCACGATCAACTGGGCTAATATCAGCAATAGTAATTTGACCAGCAATCCAGCGTATCAAAAAGCAGTTGATGCCTACAATATGGCTGGCGAGGCCTATACGGAGGCAGAAGCAGCTTATAGTCGGGCTAATAAGGCCTATAAATTGGCCAATTCGATTGAAATTCCCGCTTACATCAAATCGACATATATTGACTCCACAAGGATTCAATCCCCAGTTATTGAGGGTGGAGAGTTCTATGGCAGCGAGTTTAATATTATTGCCGGTGGAGACTATGGAAGTTTGAATTTGTACGGGCCTTATGGCAGCTCTCGTTTTCATATGTTTACCATTGACTACTATGAAGGCGATGCGCCGTATATCGACATTTATAGCCCGTGCGGTGGATATATCACTATTGGCCAAAGTAGGCACGGCATTGTATTTTTCGATGGAATCGTAGATTTCAGCAATGCTGAAGTTCGTGGTTTGAGTACAACATAGGAGGAGCAACGCTATCGTGAAGAAGACACTGAAAAATTCCAGTGTGGCTGAGATGCTTCAACAGCTCCGGCCACTTTTGTCTCATCGGGATAAGATCGGTTATGTGGCTGCACGGAACTTCCGCATCCTGTCCAACTCTTTGACGGAATATGAGACTATTCGCCGTAGCCTGATCGAGAAGTATGGCACGGAGGAGACGGACCCGAAGACGGGCCAGCCTGTCATCAGCATCAAAATGGATTCACCGAATTTTAAGCAGTTTTGTGACGAGTTAGCTCCATTCAATGAGATGGAACACGAAATCGAGCTTATGGTGGCGAAGTACCATGATGCGATTGGCTGTCTTACCGGAGAGGAGATCCTGAGTATTGATTGGATGTTTGAAGATTAGAAAGGGGTGAGTTGACTTGGCTGATATCAGCAGTTTTCTAAAGAAAATTAAGGAAGCAATTTATGGCGAAGAGGTGCGTGGTTCCATTCACGACGCCCTGGCTGCCATGAATGAAGAGTCTTCCAGCGCGATGGAGTTTGCGGCTACAGCCAAAGACTCTGCCGCTGCTTCTGCGGAAAAAGCAAAGGGTGAGGCTGATACCGCCGCCAAGAAGGCTGCGGAGGCCTTAAATTCCGCAGGAAATGCCGCCCAATCTGAGGCAAATGCTAAGGCATCTGAGTTGACTGCGAAGCAATACTCAGACAATGCCGACGCCGCTGCCAATCGTGCTAAGGAGTCGGAGACAAACGCCGCTAATTCGGAGGCGGTCGCTCTTCAAGAGTCCCGTGAGGCAGAGGAGTCCAAAAACGCCGCTGCACTTAGTGAGGCCGAAGCAAAGGCCGCTGAGGAACGAGTTAAGGCGGTAAAGAACGAAGTGGAAATCGCTGGCGCACAGGCTGCGGCAGACGCTAAAGCGGCGCAGGATGCTAAAGCTGCTGCTGAGAGTGCCCGGGACAGCGCCAAGACCAGCGAGACCAACGCCAGAAATTCTGAGATTTCTGCACAGCAGTCGAAAGATACTGCGGAGAATGCCAAGAATGCGGCTCAGGAGGCAAAGCAGAGTGCAGAAGATGACGCGCTTGCTGCCGCTCAATCCAAGAAGGACGCCGAGGCTGCTAAGTTGGCCGCAGAACAGGCTCGGGATTCCGCAGAGGAAAAAGCAGTTGAAGCTGCCGGAAGCGCGGATAAAGCGGAGCAATACAGCGGTAAACCGCCCAAACCTCAAAATGGAACATGGTGGATCTGGAATGCTGATACCGGTGAATATTACGACACCAAGATCAGCTGCGAGCTGCAAGGACCTGTTGGAAATGGCATCAAGGATATTCAACTGACCAGCGGCGACCATTCTCCCGGCACGACGGATGTGTACACCGTCCATATGACGGATGGGTCGGCTTATTCCATTTCGGTCTATAACGGATTGAACGGCACGGGCGCAGGCGATGTATTGGGGATTACCTTTGATTTAGTTCTCCCCGTAAGCGGATGGAAAGATGGAGCCATCACTGTCGCCGACAATCGCTTGCTTGCTTCAGCTACCTATAAATACCTTTTAAGCGTGTATGACGCCAGTAAGGATGAGTTCATGGAATGCAGCGTGCAGCCCAAGGACATCACCACTTCTGGCGTCCTTTCTTTTACCTGTGAAATCGAGCCGTTAAAAGACATCACCATCAATCTGATCCGGCTTGAGTTATCTGGTAATGGAGCTGCTCAATGAGGAGGTGAGATCTATGGAGATCGCAGTAAAAGAAACTTATGCCCATCTGGTCAAGGATGAGAGTTTGGTACAGAACTCCAACAAGCTTTATATTGTGGAGTTCCACTTTGACCAGAGTTGGGATGGTTATGCCAAATCGGCTATCTTTGAAGCCGGCGGCGTACAGCAGCCGCCTGTGGCG